GTGAGCATGATATGCAAAACAACCTCGTGTTCGAGGTTGTCGGTTGCATTCTCAAAATCGCCCGACATAAAGACATGTTTGCACTTCGGCTCGCTTAGCGTTTCCTTTAGTGATCTCCATTCGTCAACCAGTCTGCCGAGCAATGCCCAAGCTTGGAAACCTCGCTTGAGCCCTGCTTAGAGGCATGGATGACGTGATAAAAGGTCCGTAAGGACGTGAGCTGCCGGCTAAAGATACGTAACCAGGGCAGCCTCGCTCATTGTAACAATCCTGACCTTGTTGCCAGGTTCGTCAATACATGAGCGGGCGACCTTAGGGTTAACCCATGGTTAGTCTAAGCCAAGCCATCCCTTTGAACGAGCAACATCACATGCCCACGCGAATGTTTGGAAAGCGTGTCTTGAGGGTTCTTACCCTGGACCGCTAACCTATATTTCGTGATAGACACCTCTGTGTTCCTCCTCCAATGGGAAAAGACCAGCTGCGTTGATGGTTTCGAAACCGTCATACGCGTCAGCCATTTCCGGGACGTGGCAGGTTATTCGAAGGGGCACTCCTTTAACTCGCTAATAGGTTTGCCCTGTCGGAAGTACAACCTCTGCATCCTCATCAGGGATCTGCGCAAGCCATTCAAGAACAAGTTCCTGAACTGCCTTTGCACGGCCCCCGCCAGAGCGTGAATTCTCAAAGCACGCAGAGTTTGATATTGAGCAATGTGCCGAGATTACCTCGAAGGAATTCCCTTCCCTAAGAGCTATCTGTGCAATCTCACGACCCGCTGCAGACGCTAAGTCTCGCAGCACGTCATTGAATTCGCACGTTGGCTACCTCAGGAGGTTTTCCTTGTGTTTTGCAAGGGCTTTACTGTGGTCCCACCCAATGGGTAGGCCACGGCTTTGCCCAAGCATTAACGCACGTGCAGCCTCGAATCGGCCGGGTTTTGTAACTCCGTAGAGCTCGTGCCAGGATACCACCTCGGCGGGATCCTTGGCTCTAGCGGCCAGATATTCGGACTTTGTTGATGTTCTTGGAAATTCGTCGAATTTCGGGCAAACAGGAATCCCTTGGGAGTCCATGTATGCCCCGTGAATCCGAAGCTTAATTTACAAGCAAAAGAACTTCCACTTTTTGATGACCTCGTCAGAGGCAAGCCGCGGACGGAGCGATATTTTCTCGGTTCGCTACTTACGGTTTGCCTTGATGAAGACACCCAACAAGGAGAAGTACCATTTACATCGGTAGATACAGTCGTCGGGATAAGCTGCAACAATGAGATAGTCAATGTTGCGCCAAACCCGTGCCCACGCATCCCAAAAATGTATGGACAAATCTAGAAGACGATGCAGTCTCTTTCTCTAGGAAGAACTCGG